GTCTGAAGGTGTCCGAGACTTTCTTAACGTAAAGAAGAACCCAGAACAACTGCGAGTATGGACGAACGTATATTTATCTGAAAGTTGGGCCGACGAGGGTGAGACTATAGACGACTACTCTTTGGCCGAGCGCAGAGAAGCGTTTGAAGAGATACCGCAAGAAGTTGTCTTTCTTACGGCTGGGGTCGATGTCCAAGATGATAGATTAGAGATAAGCCTGATCGGATGGGGGCGAGATGATGAGTCTTGGGTTATTTCCCATGATGTTCTTTACGGAGATCCATCAACCCCACAATTGTGGACATCTTTAGATTCTCAGTTGATGAGAACCTACGACACAGAAGATGGTCGTCAAATAGCTATTAGGGCTAGCGCGATAGACTCAGGCGGTCACTTTACGAATACAGTCTATCAGTATTGCGTTAAGAACTACTCTAAAAGGGTATTTGCTATTAAGGGTGTTGGTGGTGAAGGCAAAGCGATAGCAGGAAAGCCATCCAGGAATAACGTTGCAAAGTGTAGGCTTTTCCCGATTGGCGTTGATACAGCAAAAGATTTATTATTTGCAAGAATGCGAATCAATGAAGAAGGCCCAGGTTACATCCACTTCAACAACAAGTTGAATGACGAATACTTCCGACAGCTTACGGCTGAGAAGATTGTAACTAAGTTCGTAAGAGGGTATAAACGAAGGGTGTTCCAGAAGATTCGCCCAAGGAATGAAGCGTTAGATTGCATGGTGTATGCTATGGCCGCATACGCTATAATTAATATCAATGTCAATAGTATTGCAAATAAGATAGAATCTAGGGCAGAAATAAAACCAGAAGTCGAGCCTGAGCAGCCTAAGCCATTTATGAGGCAGCAAACAAGAAGGCCGAGACAAAACTATATTAATGCATGGCGGTGAAATGGCAAATCTATTTGATCGTGATAATTACCCGCAACAAGAGCCTGAGACGCTTGTTGTAGGTGATCGATGGGTCTGGAAGAGACCAGATCTTGTTTCTGACTATCCCACAGACCAGTACGCTTTAACGTACGAATTTCACTGCGACTCAGGCGGTGGTGGAAATCATAAATTCACTATTACTGCTACCGAAACGACTGACGCTTATATAGTAGAGGTTGATTCTTCAACCACTGCTGCATATAACGCACATCAGTATAAATGGTATGCTTATATAACCAGAAGTTCTGATTCAGAGCGTGTTGCTGTCGATAGCGGCATTACAACTTTAGTCGCTAATTACGCTGACACCAATGCAGATCTTAGAACTCACGCTAAGAAAGTCTTAGATGCGGTTCAAGCTGTTATTGAGAATAGGGCGACAATCGATCAGAGCTCTTTCAGTATTGCTGGCAGAAGTTTATCAAGAATGTCTATTGATGAGCTTCATAGCCTAAGAGATAGATATGAGGCCAAATACAATAAAGAATTGCAGAAGGCTAAGATCAGAAATAACAAGCCTACTGGAAATACAATTGGAGTTAAATTCTGATGGCTTGGTATAACCCATTCGGACGTAAGAAAGAACAGCGAAAAGGTTCGCCTTTAAGCAGACGTTCCTACAAAGGAGCTCAAGGTGGTCGGTTATTTACCGACTTTTTTAGTTCTTCTGCTAGTGCAGACCAAGAACTGAGACAAGCCCTTGTTACTTTACGCAATAGATCAAGAGAATTAGCCAGAAACGATGCCTATGTGGCTAGATATCTCAATTTACTGTCTTCTAACGTAGTTGGACATAACGGAATTCGCCTTAACGTAAAAGCTAGAGACGAAAACGGTATGTTGGACGTTTTAGGCAACCAAATCATAGAACGAGCATGGAAAAAGTGGACTCGGACTGGTAATTGTACTGCCGACAAAACAATGTCGTTCTTAGATTGCCAAAAGATGTTTATGGAAGCGCTCGCAAGAGATGGTGAAGTCTTGATCAAGCATTATCGTGATCCTTCGAGCGAGTTTGGCTACAGAATACAGTTTTTAGAGGCTGATCATCTTAACGAGACCAAAAATGAGCTTGCTGCTAATGGCAATAGAATCGTCATGGGCGTTGAGATTGACGAAGAAAACGTACCTGTTGCTTATCACTTGTATAAGAACCATCCGAATGACGTTGGTTACGCACAAAGCAATCAAACGATTAGAGTCCCCGCAGAAGACATTATTCATGCTTATATAAGACAAAGACCTGAACAGAGACGAGGCGTTCCGTTCGTTGCGAGCGTAATGGCTAACATCAAGATGCTAAACGGTTACTATGAGAGTGAATTGGTCGCCAGCAGGGTCTCATCTGCTAAGATGGGCTTCTTTACGTCTCCTACAGGTGATGGTTATGTCGGTGATGACGTTCAAGATCAATATATGCCGATCATGAACGCAGAACCTGGTACTTTTGAGCAATTACCCGCAGGAATGGACTTCAAAGCCTTCGATCCTGCTCATCCTACGACAGCATTCGAGAGTTTCTCTACCGCAGTGCTTAGAAGTATTGCCTCTGGGTTAAATATCTCTTATCACTCAATATCCAACGACTTATCCAGTGTAAATTACTCTTCTTTACGCGCAGGGACGTTAGAAGATAGAGATCAATACAGAATGTTGCAGGCTTTCATGATCGAGCACTTCTTAGAGCCTATTTACCGTAAATGGCTTGAGCTCGCTATGCTTAAAGATGCTCTACCGATGCAAGTTAATAAGTATGACAAGTTTGCTGACAATGCATCGTTCATACCGCGATCTTGGGGATGGGTTGATCCGCAAAGAGAGATGCAAGCGAACATACAGGGCTTGCAGAATGGTATTGTTACTTATCAAGACGTTCAGGCTAACTACGGCAGAGACGTAGAAGAGTTGTTTGAGCAGCATGACAGAGAAAGCAAACTTGCTGATCAGTATGACATTAAGACTGCATTTCAGCCATTTGGGTTAAAGACTCCAACAGATCCTATAGTTGAAGGGGTTCCAGATGCCGAAGCCGACTAGCGGAATGAAAGAAGAGGCCAGAAAAGGTCTCGATTGGCGTAGCGAGTTTGGTCGCGGCGGTACTGAGGTTGGTATTGCTAGGGCTAGAGATATCGTAAATGATGCTGATCTTTCGGACTCTACGGTTAAGAGAATGTATTCATTTTTTTCACGTCATGAGGTCGATAAGAAGGCTAAAGGCTTTAGACCAGGCGAAGAAGGATATCCGTCGAACGGAAGAATAGCTTGGGCTTTGTGGGGTGGTGATGCTGGTTTTAGTTGGTCTAGAAAGCTAGTGAATCAGATGAAGAATGACGAACGAGCTCAATCATCTGACAAAGGATTAAGCAATAAGGTCAAAGAGCATAACGATTCTGTCGAGGCATCCTATAAAAAAGTGAATCTAGGGATGTTGAGAAAAGTATACAACCGAGGCATAGGTGCTTATAAGACTAACCCTGGTTCAGTTAGGCCGAGCGTAACCAGTCCTGAGCAATGGGCAATGGCACGAGTGAACAGTTTTTTATATGCGGTAAGAAATGAAAAGTTCAGAGGAGGTAAACATGATACTGATTTATTTCCCGCTGGGCATCCGTTAAAATCGAAGGAAGAAAACAGGACACAAGACATGGAACGACACGTTGTTAATGTTCAGGAAACTGAGGATTCTTTCATCATAGAGCTTGCAAAGGATGAGATGGAAGAAGATAGAGATTATGAGGCAATGGCTGAAGAGATCGCTCGCGCTAAAGATAAGATAGAGATGGTCTACAGGACTATCGACTTATCCAGAGGCGCTATTGATGAAGATAAGCGTATTGTCAGAATTGGTGTATCTAGCGAGACACCTGTTGAAAGAGATTTTGGCTTGGAAGTTCTAAGCCATAATAAAGAAGACATTGATATGGAATTCATGTCTTCAGGTCGAGCTCCACTGCTTAACAATCACAAGATGGATGAGCAGATCGGTGTAGTGAGATCATTTTACCTTGACGAGACGCAGCGACGAACCGTTGCGTTGGTAGAATTTGGAAAATCTGCCTTGGCTCAAGAGGTTTTTGAAGATGTGAAGTCCGGTATAAAGCAGAATATTTCTGTCGGATACAGCATCACAAGGATGGTTCGTGCTAAAGACGACGGAGGCAAAGAGTATTACAGGGCAAGTTGGACACCGATGGAAGCATCGATTGTCTCTATCCCTGCTGATCCTTCAAAATTCGTTGGAGTTGGCCGATCCGCTGAAAAAACTTTAACCACTAAAAAGGTGACTAATATGACTGAAGAAAATCAAGTCGATGTACGCCAAGTGAGTGAATCAGCTAAGGCAGAGGCTCAGGCTTCTTTCACAGAGATTCTTGCACTTGGGAAACACCACAACCAACGCGATCTGGCTGACAAGGCCATTCAGCGTGGTTTGTCAGTAGAGCAATTCAAAGGTGAATTGTTGGAAACCATCGCTAACAACAAGCCGCTGGAAACTCCTGCTGCTGTCGTTGACGTAGCGAAAAGTGAGCGGCGTGAGTATAGCTTAATCCGAGCTATCAAAGCTGCTTCATCTGGCGACTGGCGCGATGCTGGTTACGAGCGTGAAATTTCTGACGAGATTGCACATCGTTCCAACAAAGAAGCCCGAGGCTTCTATCTTCCTGCTAACATCAACTGGGGCCAGCGTGATCAAACTGCTGGAACTGATAGCCAAGGTGGATTCTTGGTTGGTACTGACCATTTGGCAGACCAGTTCATCGAAGCATTATATGCTCGATTGACTATCACTTCTTTGGGTGCTCGCGTAATGCAGGGTCTGAAGGGCGATGTTGCTATTCCTAAGCTCAGTGCTTCTGTAACCAACTCAGCATTCGTTGCTGAAGGTTCAGCACCCAGCGAAGGCGCAGCTACGTTTGCACAAGTAACCATGTCCCCGAAAACGCTAGCGGCATACGTTGACGTTTCGAGAAGGTTAATGCAGCAGTCAGATCCTAGTGTAGAACAGGTTCTTCGTAACGACATCATCAACACTTTCGCACGAAAGATCGATGACGTAGCTATCGAAGGCGGCGCTGCAAATGCACCATCAGGCATCATTGCAAACGCCTCTACTAATGTTGTAGCAATGGGAACCAACGGTGCTGCTATCACCTACGCTAAAGTAGTTGAATTGATGAAGGCTGTCGAAGAAGACAATGCCATGATCAACAGCTCTGCTTTCTTGACCAACCCTAAAGTCATCGCGGCTTTACGGACTGTCAGCAAGCAAGCGTCTGGTGTTGAAGGCAACTTCATCATGGATCCAAACGGCACGATCTTAGGAACTGAAGTAGCTTCTAGCACTTTGGTGCCTTCTGATCTGACCAAAGGAACCGGAACGGCGTTGTCAGCAATGATCTACGGCGACTTTAGTCAAATTATGCTCGGCTTCTGGTCTGGCGTTGACGTGGTTGTTGATCAAAGCAGCTTGTCTACTTCTGGCGGTACGCGATTAGCGTTCTTCCAAGACTTAGATGTTGCTCTTAGATACCCCGAATCTTTCGCGGTAATCAAAGACATCATTGCAAGCTAATGAGAACGGGGGGTTTCGGCCCCCCAATCTTATGGGGATTATTATGGAATTAGTTATAAAAATGCCTTGTCACGTTCATGGTGTGCCTAGAGCCATCGGTGACGTGGTTTTAGTATCTTCAGCGGAAGCCCGACAGTACATCAGTTCAGGGCATGCCGTAGAGTTCACCAAAGAAGAAAAGCCTTTAAAGAAGAAGGCTGTTGAGAAAGTAATTAAGCGATGAGTTTAGAGTTTGATGCTGATTTTGATGGATACTTCGACGTGCTTGGTCATGGCGTGTCTTGTACCTTTACGCCTTCAGGCGGTTCAGCATCGACAATTAAAGTTATTCTAGACCAAGAGTATTTTGAGATTCCTGGTCAAACTGTATCGGTAGAAGGACTTCAGCCGATGGTTTACGGCAAAGCAAAAGACCTGAGAAATGCTGCCCACGGCGATACATTAGCCTTCGCAGCTATAACAGATTTAGACGGTAATATCATCAAAGACGCTACGACATATAAGGTCGTCAACGTTCAACCAGATAATACCGGAGTCGTTGCTTTGGCTCTTGAGGCTCAGTAATGGCTGATCATGTTCGTCAACAGATACGAGAGCGTATCGCTACTACGATTACCGGATTAACAACAACTGGATCTAATGTTTATCAGTCGAGAGTTTATCCGTTAGATTCGGTTAGTTTACCGGCGTTATTGGTATATACCTTATCAGAAGGTTCTGAAGTAGATACCATGGGAACCAGTCTTGGTCTTAACAGGACTTTGAGTGTTGCCATAGAAGGATACGTTAAGGTTAATACTGATTTTGACGATGTTGTTGACGATATCTGCAAAGAGGTCGAAGCAGCATTAGGCGCAGATAGATCGTTGAACAATTTAGCTAAATCTCAGAACATTACGTCAACTGAGATTCAGTTTAATGGTGAAGGAGATCAGCCTGTAGGTGTTGTTACTATGACTTATACTGTAGTCTATAGGACGACAACTACTGCTCCAGATATAGCAATTTAAGGTGTATACTATGAAATTAACAAGTCCAGACGGTAAAGTTGTGGTTGATGCTCATCCGTCTCAAGTTGAATCCATGCTGGCTAAAGGTTGGAAGTCAGATAAAGTAAAAGGCACAGTTGAGGCTAAAGTTGTTAAGAAGGCTAAAGCTGAGAAACAGGAAGACAAGGAGTCTGAATAATGGCTACACATATCGGAAGAGATGGAATCATCAAGGTCGGCGCTAATGCCGTTGCTGAGTTGCGTTCATTCTCAATTGAAGAAACAGCAGATACTGTTGAAGATACAGTAATGACAGATACTGCTCGATCTTTCATCACTACGCTCACATCCTTTACCGGAAGTGCTGATGTTTATTGGGATGAAACAGATTCGTCAGGTCAAGGCGGTCTTACGATTGGCGCAAGCGTCACTATTGGGTTTTACCCAGAAGGCGATACCACTGGCGATACGTATTACACGGGTACTGCTTTGGTGACTGGCGTAAGTCGTTCGTCTAGTTTTGACGGAATGGTTGAAGCATCAATTACGCTTCAAGGTTCTGGCGCATTGAC